GCTCTCGCTGCATCAGCAACAACCGACACAACCAACGCTTCGAACATCGGATCAGGGACGGTCAACGCTGCCCGAATGGCTGCAGCTCAGACTGCAATCACATCGATTCTTGCTACCGACGTAAAGATCGGTGAAGACGACCAGACTAAGATTGACTTCGAGACGGCTAATCAAATCAACTTTTACGCGGACAACACTAAGCGCGTAACGATTGATTCAACCGGCCTGACGATTGACAGTGGTAGTCTTGAGACTGCAACAATCGACTACACCGATGGTGACTTGGCCATCACGATTGCAGATGGTGGTGGAATCACAGCAGCAGCGGGTATTACATCTACCGCAGCAGCCAACACATTTGGCGCTACATCGTTCAACGACGCAAACATTACCAATGTGGGTGACATTGCTCTGGACAGCATCTCTGCTGACGGCTCTAACGTAACGATTTCATCTGATGTAATCATTACAGGCACAACACCGACGCTGACCATTGGTGATGCTGGCGCAGAAGACACCATGATTGTCTTCGATGGTAACGCCGAAGACTTCCGCATCGGTATTGATGACGGTACAGACACCCTTGAGATTGGTGTTGGATCTGCTCACGGCACCACGCCAGTAATCAAGGTCGACGCGGCAACCAACTGCCAGGTCATGCACAACTCAGCCGTCGCAGATGGTGAGTACTCTGGTAGCTTGGCCATGTATCAGGCGGGCGAAGACCTTACTGCCGGGGAAGTCGTATACTTCAAGTCGGATGGTAAGGTTTACAAGGCCGTAGCGACGGCTGCGGCGACGAGTAGATGTGTTGCAATGTCAGTAGCAACAACAAGTGCAAACGCCATGGGTCCGTTCCTGTTGGAGGGCTTTGCTCGATTCAACTCCGAGTTTCCTTCTTGGACCGTGGGTGGAGTCCTGTACACACCAGAGGCAGAGACATCCTCGAAAAATGTCCCAGAACAAACTGCCCCTGATACAGATGGAGACTTTGTTCAAGTCATTGGATACGCGATTTCAGCCGACGCAGTTTACTTCAAGCCAGATAGCACTGTGATTGAGGTGGCCTAATGCCCGACATCCAGGCAGTAAATGGTGTTGCAGAAGCCAGCGTTCAGGCTGTTAATGGTGTTGCGGAAGCAAGCATTGAAACCATTAACGGCGTTACGCTGAATTCTGGCCCAGTTACTGCTTCCCGTTGGGTTGCTGCTACGCAAAATGGGTACATCGCTCATGCTGCAAACAGTGATCTGACTTCATGGACTGCGTATGATGCTTACGACGAAGGTAGTGATAACCAGAACACAGGTGATTCCGAGTCTGTGGCCTACGGGAAAAACAACAGTGGTGCAGGTATTTTTATCGCCACTAGAGCAACCCAAGCAAGTGGAACACAGGTTCGAGAGTTGACCGTTTCCGGTACCGATGTCACAGCGAACAGTGAATGGACGAACGTAGATTTGGACGGATCGAGCAGCAAAGCAGCTATTATGGAGGTTCAGTGGGGAGCAGCGTCAAACGGCGCTACTGCTGGGGTCTGGATCGCGGTCGGTAAGCAGGGGTCAGGGAACATCTACCGAAGCACTGACGGGGCAGCAAACTGGTCAGCAGTAGACCTTACCGGTCTTTCTGGACATTTATCTGGTAACGTCAATCAAGACTGGATTAACGGCGTTGCGAATGACGGTAATGGAAAGTGGATGTTCGCCCAGGACAACCGCATTTACTACAGCACTGACGATGGTGCCTCTTGGTCTGTAAGCACACCCTTTAGTAGTAACTCTCCAGGGTATGCTCAAAATATCGTGTACACCAACAACTCATGGGTGTTTATTTACTCTCGTTCATCACAAGTTCGATTTCGGTCATGTGCTGCTTCAGACATTACTGACTGGGGCGATGAGGTCGATAGCTCAAACATGACACACACGACGGTAGACAACCGAGGTGTGAAAGCGGCAGCAGCAAATGGAAATGTTTGTGTGGTTACGGAAAGCTCTGCCGTCATAAATCGGTTTACCGTTAATGGAAAAACCATTGGGACAGTAAGTTCCGTGACGATTTCTAACAGCGGTGCCGTAAGGCATATCGCTACTGACGGCACTAAATGGGTCGCAGTGTGCAACGACGGTGACGCTCACGAAAGCACCGACAACGGTGCTAACTGGACACAGCGACTCGACGGCTTTCAGGCAGACGGTAACAATGCTTTAGACTTTGAAGGCGTTGCAGCCGACGTTTATTTACCACTCTAAGGAGAAATCATGGAAACTCTGAAATCTAAGCTCTCATCTCGTAAGTTTTGGGCAGCGTTTATTGGTGCGCTACTTCCCCCAATTCTCGCATTTGTAAGCGAAGACATTGCACTTGGTGAAGCACTTAAGCTTACAGCTGGAGTGTGCGTTTCATACGTGCTCGGTCAAGGTTATGTAGATGCAGCCGAAAAGAAAGCTGTTGCCGCAGACGCTAAATAAAAGGAGACTATCATGGCATTGACACCAGAAGAAGAAGAGCTCCTCGAAATGATCAACTCTCGAGAGGGTGGCAAAAAGTTGTCACCATCTCAAAAGGCTGTGCTTCTTCGGCAAGCCAAGCTTCAAGGCTCTGGATTTGAAAAGTTTGATCCGAACGACATATCTGTTCCTATGCCTGAGTTCAAAGGCTCAGGCGACCCAGTTATTCCTATGGAAAGAGATATTCCAGAAACGTTTTTGGACATCCGGCCCGAGGGTGGTTTGAAACCCTTGCGAGAAAATGAACCAGTTCCTCCACCTCGGGATCTTCCACCTCGGGGAATGAAGAGGGGTGGTTACGACCCTAAAAAACCACTTCCAGATGCAACAATTCCACCACTTAAAAAGAGCGGCGGTGGATCTGTAGACGTTGACCCTGGACCAACTAAGATGGGTACGAAAAAGAAGTAAATGGCAACGTCGATAACCAAGTTTGAAGATGCGTTTGACTACAAGGTGGTCCGTGAAACTGTGTGCAACAACACGGCCATCGTCAACGTTACTTCTAACCCCGGCTCCATTTATTCAATCTCATTGACGAATGGGACTACAAGTGCTGCGTATTTCAAGTTTTTTGACTCTCAATCGGTAACGATGGGGACGACAGTTGCAGATTTGGTTTTTCGTGTCGCTGCTAGTACCACTACTGTTTACAACATTCCAGATGGTTTAGAATTTACGTATTTGAGTTTTGCATGTACGTTGAACCAAAATCCAATCGATAACACTGCCTTGACTGCTAATAGCAATGCGTTGGTAGATGTAAAAATCGTTTGTTCTTGAGGTAGACATGTCGAGTGCTACATCTACATCGTCAATAACTGAGCTGGGAGGAAAGTACATCTTAGATCGAAGTTGTACTGGTAACTCCGGCGCTACGACAAATGTTACCGGTGGAACTGGAAGCATTTTTATGGTTCAGATCAACAATGAGGCAAACGCAACGGACTCCTATTTGAAAATTAGAGATAACGCGACCGCAAATCCAGCAACAACAACAGCAAATGGAGCTGGAACACCAGATTTTATGTTCAAAGCACCAGCGTATACAAAAATTACATATGCTATTCCAGGTGGTGCTGCGTTTGGTGCCGGTTTGTCGATGTGGTGTGTGGCCTCAAGCACTGTTGGAAATCAAGTAGACCCATCTAGTACAGTCATTGTTAAACTGATCACAACATAAAAAATGAACGGGATTTTAAAAATGGAACCAGTGACCCTTACAGTAATCGCCGTCATTGCGTCTTTGGGTGTTGGTTTTGGGGCTGGGTGGGGTCTTAAGCCAGATGCAGGTGTAAAAGCGATTGAGGCGCAAACTGAGGCGATTGAAGAGCTCAATAGCGGGAACCAAGCACTTGTTGAGAAGGTACAACAAGTAGCTATTACTGATGCTGAACGTGAAGCTTCGATTGCAGATAAGCTGACGGATTTGCCACCACCGTGCGTTAAAGATGTTGGGGGGGATCCCATGTCTCTTCAATGCATGTGGGCTTTGTGCATCCGAACAGGTGAAACAGACAAGCAACGATGTGAGCCGTCTAAGTTGACTGACAAACTGTTGGGTGCTTATAGTTGCCCTGAAATTTCAGAATAGGCGAGGTTTGTAATGGAAGCCAAAGATTTAGTTGTCCCTGGCCTTACGATTATTTTTGCTGCAGGCGCAGCGTTTGCTTCGTTTGAATCTGCGGCACAAGATGTCGAAGACGTTGAGAAACGTGTGACTGTTCTTGAATCCAATGTCAGCAAACAAGAGGTAGTCGATGTCAAGATCGAGGGTATTGAGCAGCGTCTTGACAAGATGGAAGATATTGTTCAGAAGATGTTGGATATTCAACAGAAGCAAGCGGTTAACGTCGCGCAAATCTGCCAAGCCACAAACGCCAACTGTAGTAACTAAAATGCGACCATTGATTCTTGATTACGTTTCATCTCTCGGCCACACTGTATTTGAGTCTGGCGAGTACAATTTGAATATCATTGGTATTCGCAGCAAGAATCATCAAGCCAATAAATTTGATGATCGCATTTGTGTTGTATTCAAAGATGAACAAGGGTGGATTACTCGAACGTGGGAATGCACAACTGAACCAGGTAAATACTGGCTCGAGAACCCCACGAATGTAAACGGGACTGCTATTCTTGTACCTGGTCAATATCGATCCGTTTGGAAGATTGATAAGCACCAAGGAAAGTACGATGCGCTCTGCCAAAGGAACGGCACGGTCAAGGTTTACCGTGATAGCAATAAAGACAACGTTATTGATCTTGATGTACAGTCTATTACTGAAGGCTATTATGGAATCAATATCCACAAGGCTGGTTCAGCTTCTACACAGATAGACAAGTGGTCTGCTGGATGCCAAGTCTTTAGCCACAGTGCGGACTTCGAAGAGTTCATGAGCATTTGCTACGCAGCGCGAGACAAGTGGGGCAACAGCTTTAGCTACACTTTGATTGACGAACCGGACTTCTAATGGAAGCGTTGGTCGATTCATTATTGGCCGACGGTCATCTTGGAGTCTTTGCAGCATTCCTTGTGTATCAGTTTGTGATGATGCAAAAGCGTCTCGACAAACTGGTCAACGGTTTTCAAGAACAGCTCGATACTATGCGTAAAGAGTACACTGAACGATCGGAGAAGATGCGTGAGCGATACGATAGAGTCATTGAAGAGTATCGGAATCGTGAAGATGATCAGTCAAAAGACTTTTTGATTACTCGAACAAAAGTACATAACGACATCGTATCTAAACTTGATCGTATTCTAGATCGAGACAAGTAGGTTTATATGGAGTGTGTTGTTAAAGAAGGATCTGACTGCAAGTTATCGTTGGGATCATCTATAAGAATATATGATGAAAAACCTGCTAAAAAGGAGACCAAGCCCATGGCACAAGAAACCAAAGTAGAAGACGCAGCCCCTGCACCGGAGCCAACTCCCGCACCTGAACCCGCACCTGAACCCGCTGCTCCTGTAGAAACTGCAGCAACACCGCCAGCAGTGAATGAGTTGGTTGAGTCAGTTGGCGTATCTCAAGACATTACAGCTGCGGCAGGGGCCGCTAAAGAGCTCGGTGGAGACTATGCACCTATGGTTGCTCTTGCCCTTGCGGGAATGGCTGTGGCTGGCGGGTCAAAAGCCTGGAGCTACTATCGTGATCGTGCAGAGCAGAAGCATGAACAGGAAATGCAGAAGCTGAAGATCGAAGCTCAGTCACAGGGTATGGAAGGTCAACAGCCTCCACCTTGTCAGGCTGCAAACACAAAGATGCAGGCAGAGGTAGATGCACTGAAATCTAAGCTCGGTGCAATTGAAAAGAAAACATCGATGATTTCTGCTGACTTTGACGGCGAAGACGTAGAGCGTCAAATCAAGCGTATGAAGAAACGTATTGATGAACTGTTCGAGATTACTGATCAAAAATGATTGAACTTGCTCTGATTTTTTTCGGGACGTTTGTCGTTCTTCCTGCAGGACTGAGTTTTGCGGTAGACGGTGACGGCGGTTCTCGAAAGAAAAAAGAAGCTCCCGTCGTAGAAGAACCAGTAGTTGAAGAGCCCGTACCTGAGCCTGAACCCATCCTTGTAGCAAGGCTTAAGTCGACAAAAAAGACCGTTGTGACCGTTATTCCAGAATGCTCTGATCAGGAATCCGAAACAAGGTTGCGTGCTGCCAGTCTTGCTTACTTGGAAAAAGTTACCGGACTACCTGACGAGACTGTATTTGAAGTGCAGGATTGTGGTGACGAAGGTATGGTAGACATTCAAATTGTCGAAACGATAGAAAAAATAAACTGACCCCCCGCACCCGGTAGGAATCGCCCATGCTCACGCCCCGAGATGGGACAGACGATGTGGGTGACGGGGGGCCAGGGGGCGTCTAAGCTTTCTTGGCTGCTACAGGTGTAGGCGCAATAGCGTCGTTAAGCATGTCCAAAACCCGCGACAATCCCTCTGGAGGGCCGTCATCGCGAGCTACGACCTTCACGTCGTACTTCGCACTGTTGTCGCTGCTACGGGTGTTTTCGCTGTGGTTAGCCACTGAGCCATGGACAGTAACTTCGCAAGAAAAGAGACCAGCGTTGTACTTGGCCTTGGCTGTAAGGTCAGCCTTGCTGTCTGAGGTCTGCTTGCTCGACGTAGAGGACTTGACCTCCATGGTGAAGCGAACCTCTGCTTCCTTAACCGAAAGAGCTGGAGTGTTGATAATCGCAAGCAGTGGAACCTGAAGGTCCACTTTCTCCATCGTGGTGTTTCCGGCAGCGTCTTGTACAGGCTTGTTAAAACCAAAGTCAACAGTGCGTGCGGACAGGTTACCCTTTCCATCGTCGTTCAGACCAACGTCTTTGATGAAGTCGCTGGATGCCTTAGCAAGCAGTGTCTGAGCGTTACACGCAGCTTTGAGCGGACCACCAATGAGTTGCTCCATTGGAAGGCCACCAAACTGTGATGACATTTGTACGAGGCCGGAATCTGCCATGATGTTCTCCTACGGAAGCAGCTTGATTAGTTGATCGTCGATTCTTGCATAACCTTCTGGTGGCTCACTGCCCTTGAAGATCAGCTTTACCTTAGCAGCATTGTTCTCTTTTTTGAACCACGAAGGTGTATTAGAGCAGGGTCGAACCATCAATTTGCCCTTCTTCTTGTCCGACGTAAGGCCAGATATCTCAACAGACATTTCAACTTCAAGAGTGTCCACCCGAAGGCTCTGGCCAGTCGTGAGCGATTGGAGCGGCACCGGAACTCTTTTTTGTACCAGTACTCCATTTTCCCATGTTGGGAGTTCCATGACGACCATGCGAGGTGCATATACGTGTCTTCCGTCGTCATCGGTAATCGGAT